AAAGGTATATGCACCTTCCACATCATCACTGGCTATTCAATTTAATACATCAACAAGAACAATAAAAAGATGGTTGAATGAACTTCAGAAATATGATTATATAAAAATTACCAGTACCAGTGATGGTGATTTTTTAATGTATATAAATAAACAAGCATCAACACCATATATTAAGAAGGTGGTGACAAAAATGTCACCAGTTGGTGACAAAAATGACACCACTATTGAAGATACTAATTATAGGGGGGTGGTGACAAATATGTCACCAGAGGTGGTGACAAAAATGACACCCTATATTAAGGACAAATGCTGCCCCGTAAAAAACGGGGAGCAGCATTTGCCAACAAGTGACACCAAAACAAAATTGGAAAAGGTAGATGAAATAGTTAAATTGGATTTGAAGGGTGTTTTGTTTCGTCCTACGGCTGCTTCCCCTTCGGGGCAGCCTACGGACTCACAACACCCTTCAATGGGTAAGGAAGAAAAAGAAAATACTTCAATAGATAAAAAAATAAATAATACTTCAATAGATAAAAAAGAAAATAATACTTCAATGAGTGAAGAAGAAGAATTTAAAATCTTTAATGAGATATTAGGTTATACTCCAAAAGATAATTTAAGTGAAGAAGAATTAAAGAAGATTGAACAATGGTTTCCTTTTTAATATACACTCCAATGAATAACTTAAAAATAATTTAAATTAAATATACACTCCAATGAATAATGAATATAAAGAAAAAATAGAAATTGCTCAATTTTTCAGGTTGATGGATGAACTTTTTTTGGGTCAAGAACATAATAAAAAACTTCAACGTGAATATAAGAATAAGAAAGAAAGAAAATTAAATAAGGATAAAGTAATGTTTATTGTTGGAATTGATTTTGAATTAGCAGATAAAATAAGAAAAGTATGTAAAAGTACACGTCAACAGCCATCATTTTTAATAAAGACAATTATAAAAGATTACTTCAATGCAGCTTTAATAAAATAAATATCCAAAATTTAAGACTATTTAGAAATTCAAAGTATTTATAAGAAACATAAAAGTAATAAAATAAATTGTAACAATTCATTCTTTTTATCGTATATAATAATAAGATAAAAAAAATAAAAATACGAAACATTTAATGCCAATAATTATGAGTTTACTTATCCTACTAATAGGATGTTGTAAACAAGACATACTTCAAGAATGTGAAGTAAACAATACCTTCCAATTACATTATAAAAATATGTTTCAATACGAACCAGTAACATTAGTAATTGAACAAGATAGTGAGATATTAAAATTTAACGTTGACCATCATCAACTAATTATTGTCAATGTTAAAGTAGATTATAAAAGAATATATATCCTTCAAGATGGGGAAATATTAGATGAATTTACATTACGTCCAAATCCTTGTGCAGATATTAACTATAGATTTTAATATGAAACAACATTACTCAATACTAAAAAACTGAAAACCTTGTAGACAACTACAAGGTTTTTTTTATAAAAAATTATAAAATATATAATAAATAAAATAAATTTCAAAATAAATGCTTTTACTGAAAATGAAAGTATTTATAATAAACATAAAAATAATTAAAATGATAACCCCAATTAATTATGACAACATTCGAAGAACAAGAACAAAAAGTAAGAACAAGATTTATTCAAAGATTTAAGAAATGGTTTTTAGCAGTAAAAGAAACTGACCTGTATTGTCAATATGATTTAGATGTGACAGGTAATACATACACCAAATACAAGTTCGAGATAAAAGAACGAAGTGAAAAATATTCCATACACGAGTATTCGGGAAAGACTTGGATAGAAAAATCAAAAATAGAATACTTCAAGAAAGTACTTGAAGAAGACCCTTCAATTGAAATAAGGTATTTTGTCTATTTTCCAGATGGTTATATTAGTTTTGATATAAACAGCAGATTTAAAGTATTATCATCAGAGGTATTTTATTCATTCAGAACAATGGGAATACCTTCAACAACACTTGGAGAAAGCTATAAAGTACAAAAACATATGTGCAGTCTTGCAGCAAATAAAATCGAATATGCGGATAAAATAGTAGTTTTTTAATATGTACTGGACAGAAGAACATCAGCAATTAATTGTAAAGTATTACTGGAGTTATACTTCAAGCACTTCAGCACATACAAGAAATGAATGTGTAAAAGGCTTAATACAACCTTTAATCACATTAACAAAAAAAGCACTTCATCAAATGGGTGTTACAGTAGATGATGATAACGTGCAGAACTGTTTAATTTTTCAGACAACATATTTGCTGCCTAAACTCAATGAAAAGAAATTAAAAGGTGTACTTCAGTACTTGTGGATAAGTACTAAAAGATATATAATAACATATATGTTACTTCCAAAGAAAAATAAATACTATCATAATATTAATATTAATAATTATGAAATAACAGATACAGTCACCAATAATGCTGATTATGAGGTAGAAAAGAAAGATTTAAGAATTATGATAATTGATGTAATAGACAGGAAGATAGCACGTCAACGAGTAATTAACAAGACCAATACAATTTTCTTGTCTCTAATGCGGGAATATATTTTAGAAAACGATTTTGACGTGGCTGGTTTTGACGTGTACGTGATGGAAAAAATGAACATCAACATCAGCACGTATAGAAGTCTGATGTCAAGATGCAAAATAAGAAGCAAATTATTTAATAAAAAAATAATTAGTAATTAAAATTTAAGGCAATGAAAAAGAATTTAAAAAAACCTATTCCTTCAAAAGCAAAGGATTATGAATTACAGTTCAAACTCGTTAAAGAACGTGAAGAATTGAGAAACTATGTGCATTTACTAATCGAAAAAATAGAAAATAGATTAGACATACTTGAAAGCCAGAAAAAATAACAATTATTAATAACCCCTTTAATTATGAAACTTATGATAACATTTTTAATATTAACATTGACAATTCCATTTTTTATAATGAATGAGGTGTCAACATTTGTAATTAATAACGTATTTAAATTAATACGCTGGTATTTTCCAGAGATATTTTAATGATGATAATATGTTTATTAACTGAAAAGAAAAAAAATAATTTTTATGAAAGGGGTATGGGGTCTTGAAAAAATAAAGATGTCGGTATATCCCCCCCACCCAGCCTCTTTTAACGCAAGTTGAATTTTGGGGGGGTATTTTATAAATAATTATAAAAATTTATGAAAAAGATTAGACAATTAAAAGTGAAAAAAATGTTGCAGCAATACAATGCTGATGATTCAACAATAGAATTAATTATCGATAATATTATATTATACAACTCTTTAATAGATGATTTTTTAAAAGGTGAAAAGGTAAATAAGTATTTAATGTATCAGCTTAATAACCAAATATTAAAACAAATAGAAAGTGTAAAAAAATTTAATATTAAATTAATAGAAACAGAACAAGAAGAAGATGAATTCATTAAGACGATAAAGAGCATAGGCAATATGCAACACCAAATGCCAGTAAATTATGCTGTTGTAAATAAGGATAGTGAAAAAAGAAATGTCGAATAAACAAATTGCAATATTATATGCCAATGAAATAATTTATAATGTAATACCTGCTTGTCAATATGTCAGACTTGCAGCAAAGCGTTTTATTAATGATTTAAACGATGAAAGATATTATTTTAATGACGGTGCTGTTGATAGTGTTGTCAAATTCATCAACACCTTATGTTTAACCGAAACAAATCAGAAAAAACATTTTATACTCGAAGACTGGCAAACGTTTATTGTTGCCAATTTATATGGCTTATATAGAAAAGATGGTAATATGAGGAAGTACAAATATGCATATATTGAACTCGCAAGGAAAAACGGTAAGTCACAGCTTGTTACAGCGTTGGCATTATATCATTTAATATTTGATGCTGATGCACAAGTAATTATAAGTGCTAATAGTCGAGAACAAGCTAAAAATGTAGACTTTAAAAAAGTCAAACAATATGCTGCTATGCTCGATAAAAAAGAAAAGTATTTAAAGCAGTATTACAATTCGATAAAATTTAAGACCAACGAACTCATTGTTACTGCTGCAGAAGCGTCTAAATTAGATGGTCTGTCGGCATCATTTGCCATAATTGACGAACTTCACGAAGCACCCGATAATAAGATGTATAATGTTATAAAATCATCAATGGGTGCACGTGAAATGCCAATGTTTATTGTCATTACTACTGCAGGATTTAATACTGAAAGTTTTTGTTATAAACTACGAAGTTACACCATAGACGTACTGCATAATATTATTGAAGATAATAGTCAATTCAGTATAATATATACAATTGATGAAAATGATAATTATGAGGATGAAAAAAATTGGATAAAAGCGAACCCAAACATTACAATATCTGTTAATCCAGATTTTCTTGCAGATGAAGTAAATAAAGCAGTGCAGAACGAAGCTGAACGTAATGGTGTACTGGTAAAACATTTCAATGTGTGGACAAAGGCAAATACAGAAGAAGTCTGGATACCTGAAAAATATATTGTAAATAGTATGGAAAAAATAACAATGGATGATGATTTATTTAGTGATTTTGATTGTTGGGTCGGTATTGACTTGAGCAGTGTGAGTGATATCACCAGTGTCACGAAGATGATACAATTGGATAATAAGTTATATTTTTTTAATGATTTTTATATTCCTGAAGAATCAATAAATTCCAATATAAATAAGGATTTATTTAGAGAAGCTGCAGCACGTGGTGAAATACATATTACGTTTGGAAATGTATGTGATTATGATAAAATACTCTCAGATTTACTGGAAGTAAATAAAGCGCATCCAATACAATGTATAGGTTACGATAAATGGAATTCAACACAATTTATTATAAATGCCACAGAAGCAGGATTATTTTCACAGTCGTACAGCCAGACTGCAGGTTCACTAAATAAGCCTATAAAGGAATTACAAAGACTTATAATGACTGGTAATGTTATAATACAAAGGAATAGCATTACCAAATGGATGTTTATGAATGTAATAATAAAGCAGAATCATATGGGTAATTTATCACTTGACAAGAGCAGTAAAAGTAAAAAAATTGATGGTGTGGCAAGTATGTGTAATGTTCTGGGTTTATATTTAGAAAGTCCACGTTATGTATTTAACGTGTATTAAAAATTACAATTTCTTGTATTTATAAAAAAATAGGTTATATGGCTAATATTTTTAGTAGATTTTTTTCGAATAAAAAAGAAGAAAAGCGTGAGTATGAAGAATGGACAAATCCTATTTTTGGCACAGTATCCTTCAACACCTTTTCACAATACACACAGAGCAAAGCAATGAAATTAAGTACAGTATACAGGTGTGTAAATTTAATATCTGACAGTATTGCATCGCTTCCGTTTTATCCGTATACATATAAAGATAACTGGAAATATATTAATTATGATAGCACATTATATAATTTGTTAAACGTCCAGCCTAATCCTTATATGGGAAAATTCATTTTTATGAAATTAGTTGTAACGTCAATGCTTTTAAAGGGTGCTGCATATATATATATTGACAGGGCAAAAAATGGTAGTGTTGTTGGACTGACTTTGCTTAATGCCGATAATATAGAAACGGAAATTAAAAATAATGATGTAATTTACTTCGATAAAATAAATAAAAAAGCATTCGACAAGTCACAGTTAATAATTATCCTTAATTACAGCACAGACGGACTTAACGGAATTAGTACATTATCATATGCTGCATTAACATTAGAAATTGCATATAATACAGATGAGCATAGCCGTAATTTTTTCAAAAGTGGAGCAAATTTGGCTGGCATTCTGCGCCCACTTGCAGGTGTTAACATCGGCAAAGAAAAAGCATTAAAAGCCAAAAAAGATTTTATAAATGCACTTAATAGTGATTTGGGCGGGCAATCAGGTGCAATCGTAGTACTGGATAGTGGGTTGGAATATCAGCCGATTACAATAAGTCCGAAAGACAGTCAGTTAATTGAAAGCAAGCAATTCAACGTTGTTGATATATGCAGATTTTTCAATGTTCCGCCTTCATTAGCATTTTCGGAAAGTGGTAAATTTTCAACAGCAGAACAGCAAGGGTTGGATTATTTAAATAACTGTTTACTTCCAATAATAGAAAAGTTCGAAAATGAATTTTTTAGAAAACTATATCTTCCGTCAGAATGGGATGTAAGTGATTTGAAATTCGATACGGAAAACTTAGTAAGATTAGACGCAACAACACGTGCAGATGTTATGGTAAAATTACATTCTGTTGGTGGTTATACAACAAATGAAATAAGAGAAAAACTTAATTCAACATTCCCTGTAAATGGTGGTAATCGTGCGTTTATTCAAACGAACCTTCAGCCAACAGACGCATTAATTGCAGAAAATAAGTTAGATAATAATTTAAAATAATATGGAAAAAGAAGTAAGAAATTACGAAATAGAATTACGTGCAGACGGTGATAAAGGTATTGTTGAAGGTTATGCACTTTTATTTAATACTCTTTCACGTGACTTGGGCGGTTTTGTGGAAGAAATATTACCATCTGCAATGAATGGTGTATTAGAAAAAAGTGATGTTCTTGCTGTACTCAATCATAATGAAAATAAAGGGGTATTTGCAAGGTCACGTTATGGTAAAGGTTCTTTGCATTTAGAAGTAGATGATAAAGGATTGCGTTACTGGTGGAAAATTGGTAAGTCAGCATTACATCAAGAGTTAGCAGAATTAATTGAAAGAGGTGATATATTCAGTTCATCTTTTGCATTTACAGTACGTGAAGACGGTGAAACTTGGGAGAATATAGGTAATGGTATGTATAAACGTACAATAACACAATTTGATGAATTATTTGATGTTAGTCCTGTGTTTCGTCCTGCCTACGAAGCAACCACTGTTGGTAAGCGTAATGTTGACAAAATTGAAGAATTGAAGAAATTGGAAGCAGAAAAAGCAGAAGCAGAGAGAAAAGAAAAAGAAAAAGTGGAGAAAGTAGAGGAAAAGAAAAAGCAGGAATTAGATGATTATTTCAAATCATATGAAAATATTATACAAACATTTAAAAAATAATTGTATTTATAAAAAAGTATATATGGACTATAGTCAACTTATAGAAGTAAGAAAAAATAAACTTCAAGAACTTGAAGATATTTTCAATACAGCAAAAGCAGAAGAAAGAAAAATGTCAAATATTGAAAATACTGCTTTTGAAAATGTGAAGAAAGAACTTGTTGAACTTGACCAACAAATAGAAGAAAAAAATAACGAAAAAAATAATATTAATATTATAAATAAAAGAAATAATAAAATGGAAAATAGATTTTCTCTTATAAAAAGCATTAGAGATTATGTTGAAGGACGTGGTGCATCTGATGCTACGCTTAGTGTTCTTGAGGCAGGAAAGAAAGAAATGTCAAATGCTGGTATATCATACAGGGGTCAGATAATATTGCCCACAGAATATCGTGCAATTATCAATGCAACAACTGATAGTCAAGGTGAATATATAGTTGCTGAAGATAAAATGGGTTTACTTGGTGCGCTTCGTGAAAACCTTGTTGCAGTTAAGGCTGGTGCAAATCTCTTAACTGGACTAAAAGGTGACGTATCAATTCCCGTATATGCTGGTACTTCTTCATTATGGAAAGGTGAAAATGCTGATGCTGGTGATGGTGCTGGCGCATTCTCTGAAGTCACAATGTCGCCGAAAAGGTTAACCACATACATTGATGTATCAAAAATGCTTTTGGCACAAGACGGTGCTGGTGCAGAAGAACTTTTAATGAATGACTTAAATGAAAGTATTCTTGCAAAACTTGAAAGTACAATCTTCGGTAGTGCAAGTGGTTCAACAACTCAACCTGCTGGTATATTTTATGGTGTAACAAATACATCAACTGGTAGTACTGATTGGACTAAAATTGTTGCTCTCGAAACAGCAGTAAATACGTCTAATGCACTATTTGGCAAACTTGCATACGTTGCCACACCTGCATTAATGGGAAAAATGAAGACTACTGCAAAAGATAGTGGTAGTGGAATTTTTATTGCAAGTGAAGGAACACAAGTTAATGGTTATCCATTATATGTGTCAAGTGCTGTAGCAGCTAATAGAATTGTATTCGGTAATTTTGCTGACTTATTAATTGGTTCTTGGGGTGCTATTGACATTACAGTTGACCCTTATACACAAGCTGGTAAAGGTGCTGTTAGACTTGTTGTAAACTCATATTGGGACGTTGTAAAAAGACGTGCTGCATCATTTGCATATGGTAATTTAAGTTAGTCTTTTTTATCATAAGTTATTTTTTAAAAAGCCATCAGTATATGTGATGGCTTTTTTATTATTTTCCTTGTATTTATAATAAACATTTAGATATGAATTTACATATAAATCAACTTAAAAGGCAATTAAATATTGAGCAGGAATATAATGATGATAATGCAATATTACAGCATTATTTAGATGTTGCATATGCATCATCTTGCGAATATTTAAAATATGATGTAAATACATCATTATCGGGATTTACTGGAAATACATTACCTACTGGTTTTGTACAGGCAGTTATAATGTTAGCAGCACATTTTTATTTAAATAGAAATATGGTATCATTTGCACAAGGTGCGGAAGTACCATATAGTTATAGATTTTTACTTGACCCTTACAGAGATTTTATAGTAGGATAAAATGAATATAAATAATATGCGACATAAGATATATGTTAAGCAAGCGATAAGCGTTCGTGATGCTTTTGGTGCTGAAACAATAACATATAAAACTGTTTTTAAATTAAAAGCAGAAGTAAAATATATTAGTGGTAGTAAAGGTGTGGATAGAAACGA